AGGCTGGTGATATTGGTTTAGAAGACACAATTGTTACGCCTGTAAAAGTTGAGTTTATTGATAAATTTACACCAGACGATTTACGTTCAACTCGTTTTAACAGAGATATGAAGCCCGGTGCTATCAATGATATATCAGATGATTTTAACAGAATTGTAATAAACGGGGTTGCACCTTTAATTAGTTCAGATTCAGAAAACAAATACTGGAATGGTGCATTAGCTGCAACTAAATCTACTGTTTCTGGTCTTACTGTTGGCGCACCAAATACTGCTGTTTCTACTCAAGAAAAAGCATTAATAGCTGCGATGCCAACTACTTTATTTGATTCTTTAACTGCTAAAATTATATACAACAAAGCTGCAGTCGGTAAGAGAATTAAAGTCGTAGGGACTACTTTAACTGTGGCAAACATTGCTACTGAGATGGGTAAAGTTTACAACGCTATCCCTGATGAAGTTTTAGACGGTGCGGACAAGCCTTTAATCTACGCTTCAAGAGGTGTTAAGAAGTTAATAAACAACTTTAACTTAAATCAAACTTATAGAGATACTTTCTCTGTTGATATGGTGAGTGGTAAGTACTTCTACTTAGATGTAGAAATTGTATTTGTGCCATTAGCTGCAAACGTAATCTTAGCAGGTGTGCCATTAAACTTCATGTGGTGTACAGATTTATTAGATGATTATTCTAATATTTCTATTGCCCCTTACCCAGCACCTAGAAAGGACTACTTCTACGATGTAATCTTTACGATTTTTGCTCACGTGGTAAATCAGAAATTCAACGTTTTATACGTAGGTTAATAATAACTTTAAAAGGGGTATTTAATTATATCCCTTTTTTTAAATAAAATATAGCAAATGAGTTGTGATATATCGGCAGGAAGATTAAGAACCTGCGACAATTTACAGGGTGGTGTTGAAGAGATTTATTTCTTTAACTATCTTGCTGATGCTTTTACCGTTTCAGCAAATGTAGCTACCGCAAAGAGCGCTGGTTTAACAGCGGCTTACAAATATGAGATTCAAGGCGATGGAAACACGTTAACAGAATCTAATTTAGCTGACAAAAAAACAGGTAACAAAGTAAATACAGTTACTTTAGTGGCTCAATTAAAACAAGTTAATTCTGCAACAAACGTAGAGTTGGAAAAACTTTTAGAGGGTCAAAATTCGGCTGTTTACAAAGATTCTAACGACCAGTATCGTTGGGTTGCAATTAAATCGTTTAACGTTACTTCAACAGCGGAACTTGTAACGGGTGGTGCAAAAGCAGACTTCAACGGGTACAATGTTACCTTAGTGGCTGAGCAAAAGGGATTCTCTCCAAGTTTAGACGCATCAACAGTTACAGCATTTTTAGGAATTGTTGCATAATTTAAGATTAACATTTATTGATTTAAAACCCTATAATTAAATTTATAGGGTTTTTTATTTACATTATATTTATATCTGAACGATTTACAATTTGTTTTAATTTATTAGGGTTTGGGTGGTTATGTAAAACACGCATATAATTTTCTATTTTAACAAAACGATTACCTTTTACAATGTTTTCTATTGATGGTAATAACTGAAAATTAGAGTAGTGATTTAGTAAAATAACTTCTTCTTCTGTATCTGCTAAAGATACAGGGATTACGTGGTCTAAATGTGAATCTTCATTATAATTTTGTAAGCCTAAATAACTACTAAAGAAATCATATTCACAGCCTAATATTTTATAAGTATTTGTTTTCTTAGTGTATCCTTTTTTTGTTAATGTACCTCTAATTGAAGCTCTTATATTTGAAATCATTCTAAAAATTGGGTCGGTTTTTCTTCTATTTTTAGCATATTCATTTGCCTTTTCTTTATTACCTAAACGATATTGTTTGTGATATTCTTTTCTTTCCTTTTTATTATCTAAATTATATTGTTTAATATATTCTTTTATTTCCTTTTTATTATCTAAATAATATTGTTTTGATTTTTCTTTTTTATATTCTTTATTATCTAAATAATATTGCTTCCCCTTTTCTTTTAACTTTTCTTTATTATCTAAATTATATTCTTTTCTCTTTTCTTTATTACCTAAATAATATTGTTTATGCTGTTCTTTTACCTTTTCTTTATTATCTAAATAATATTGTTTTGATTTTTCTTTTTTATATTCTTTATTATCTAAATAATGTTGTTTATTATATTCCTTTTTTTCCTTTTTATTATCTAAACTATATTGTTTTGCTTTTTCTTTATTTGCTAAATAATATTGTTTATTATATTCCTTTCTTTCTTCTTTAGTCATTTTATTTTGTTTTTACAAATATATTACAAATTAGTAACAAAATTACACTTTTTTAGTTATAATAGTAATGAAAGTATTAAAACCGAGTTTAACGGCACACACTATCAAGATTGAGCCTAGATTCTACCCTACAAACGTTTTAAGCGCAAAGTTTACAAACGAGGCTTCAAGCGTGGTCTTAACCTTAACACCTACTTATACCATTGCTTATGGTGTGATGTCGCTTGTGTTTGATTTAACAGGCTTAGAAGGAGAGCGGTTTACTTTAAAGTTAACAGAAAACAACATAGTAACTTATCGCTGTAAGTTGTTCTTTACCGAACAAACGATACAAGATTATAAGATTACAAAAGACAAATACATTTATGCTTAAATACGATAATTCAGATATTAGATTTGTAGGTTTTAACAAGTACACCAAACAGCCTATAAGAGAAAACACCTCTCGTAATTGGGTTATGAATGGGCGTAATAATGAGAATTACAAATACATTATTGATAGATATAACGGAAGTACTACGAACAAAGCAGTCAATAACGCTTATGCAGACTTAGCTTATGGGCGTGGTTTATCAATTCACGATGAAGAAGAAGATGGTTTGCTTTTACAAGCCTTTTCTGAATTAATGACGTTCAAAGAAGTTAAGGCTGTCGTAATTGATTACCAAATATTAGGAGAATTATCTATCGTTATACATAGACAAAAAAGCGATCGCAAAAAACTAGCTAAATTAGAACACATATCAAAATCAAATGTAATTCCAAGCGTAGAAGATGACGACGGGGTTGTTCGTTCTTATTGGTATTCCGCAGACTGGACTAAGCAATATCAAGCAAAATTTAAACCTGTCGAATATCCTGCTTTTGGTTTTGCTGAAGATTTTGGTTTTGAAAAGCCTGAGATTTACGTGGGTATGCCCTATCAAATAGGACAAGAATATTTTGCTAATCCAGACTATGACGCTTGTTTGCAATATGCCGGAATTGAAGAAGAACTAAGTAATTATTACTTTTCGCATATTGTTAATGGTTTGTCATTTGGTAGTATTGTAAACATTCCAAACTCTGCTCATTGGTCAGATTCTGAGAAAGATAAATATATTGCAGACACACAAGGTAAATTAGGAGGTTCTAGCAACGCAAATAAACAAGCCTTTAACTTTAAAAGACAAGATTCAGAAGATACAACTATTGTAAACGTAGAGAATAATACTGCTCATAAGCAATGGGAATTTTTAGGTGCTGAGGCTTCAAATAAAATACTATCTGGACATAAATGCATGTCTCCGGCTTTAGTGGGTTTAGGTTCGTCTAGTGGATTTGCTTCTGTTGCTGACGAAATGGATATGATGGAGAAGCAATTAATGAAAAGAGTAATTGCACCAAAGCAAGATTTTATTTTAGATTCTATTTTTGAAATACTAAAATATTTTGGTCTAAGTTATGATTTATATTTTAGACCATTAACAGAGATTGAGGGCGAAGATGAAGAAGCTATAAAAAGTGGCAACGAAATTGAAACAACTAACGAAGTTTCTTTAGTAAAAAAAAAAACTGATTTAGACAATTTCTTAGAACTTGGCGAAGATGAGGATTTAGAAAGCTATAATATTCTTGATGAGATTGAAGTAGATTACAACGAAGAAGATAGTTTACAATTTGTTAGCACGGGAACGGCAAGACCAAACGCAAAGAGTAGTCAAGATGGTGAAGATTTTATAGTTCGTTATAGATACGTAGGTAATAAGACACCCGAACGCAGTTTTTGTAAAGCAATGATGTCAGCTAATAAGGTTTATAGAAAAGAGGATATTATACAGTTAGAAAACAAAGTAGTAAATGAGGGGTGGGGTCCTAATGGTGTTAATACATATTCTATATGGCTTTATAAAGGTGGAGGTAATTGTCATCACAAATTTAATAGAGTAATCTATTTAAAGAAAGGAAAAAATGTTGACCCAAACAGTCCTTTAGCGCAAATAATTAGTACAAGCGAAGCAAGACGTAGAGGTTTTAGATTAGAAACAAATGATACTTTAGTTAGTATTGAGCCAAGAAATATGACAAACGAGGGATTTTTAAAACCTAGAAAATAATGGAAGAAGTTTTATTTGCAAGTCCGGAAGAAATAACAATCTCGACAATTGTAGGTGGTAATGTTGATGTTGATAAATACAATATGTATATATCAGATACTCAAATTATTACAATTAAGCCTCTACTTGGTAGTTTATTGTACAATAAAATAGTTTTAGACGTGAAAAATAACACGTTATCTGGTTTATACCTGACTTTGGTAAACGAATATATTAAGCCCATCACAAAATATCAATCTGTTTCTAATTTTGTAGCGGTCAGCCCATATACTTTAAATAACGCAGGAATGTTTAAAAACAATCCTAAAGATATACAAATTGCAACTAATAAAGAAGTCGAAGGTATAGCGGACAGATACGCATCAATGGCACAAATTTACGTTACTAATTTTTATGCGTGGATTGCTGATAACCCACTAGACGAGTACACAACAGAGCAAACAGGTATAAAGCCTATTACTATTCACGTTAATAATGGTTGGAGATTTTAATGGATTATTCGAGAGCAAGAGAATGCGATAACAGTCAAGGAGGTTCTGAGTTAATTTACATATTACCATTTGTAAAATATACTCAAAGTCAAATAACAGTCGTAAATAATTATTTAACGGTATTTCCTGCAACTACTATTTACTCTATTGGTACAAATAATATTTCATTTGATGAGGACGTAAGCGAATTTTACGAGCAAAAATTAGGCTTTCAAATTAACAAAATATTAGATACTGATATATTTAAAAACTTAGCAAATATTGATTTTCGGTTTATATTAAAAGACAATAATAATAATTTAAGAATGTTAGGATTATTTACAGGTATGCAAGGAAAATTCACAAAAACAACGGGAACGAATAGAGCAGATTTTAATGGTTATAATTTTAGTTACGATACTAAAGAAGAAAATACAGCGCCATTTTTAACTGATTTATCGACGTTTTCAATACAACATAATTTACAAGAACTTTTACAATACGAAATATAATATGGCTAAGATAGCAGGAATAGTTACAAAGGTTGACACACAAGTAAAAAGTGTACCTGATGCAAATAAAATAATGGCATCAGATATTAATATAATTACTTCAACAATTAACACAAATGATGACGTAGCTATTGCGGAGGCTTTAGCTAGGTCAAACGCAGATACAGCCTTGCAGAATAACATAGATGCAGAGGCAACCAGCAGAGAAAATGCAGATGTTTTAAAAGCAAACATAGCAAACCCAACATTTACTGGCACAGTTGGAGGTATTACCAAGGCAATGGTTGGTTTAGGTAATGTAGATAATACAAGCGACGCAAGCAAGCCAGTAAGCACACTACAAGCTACTGCTTTAGCCTTAAAACTAGA